TTCATTGTAGCAGGGACCGAGGAACGAGTCCAAGGACACTGCAAAACCATCTTGGAAACCTCCCGCCCAATCTGCACAGGAGTTGCGACAGAATCTCCCTCTTTCAAGGAAGAACCTGTCAGCATCTTCTGGTTGAAGTAACCACAGCGATTCATTCGATCATTTCGTTTGAACAACTGAGAATTAATCATACACGCAAATGGACTAAGGTAATGCTTTCCTGTTGAAATCTTAAAACCCGCCTCTTTGGAGGTAGGAAGAAAGAAATCATCATGAAATTCCTTCGTGCACTTAAACAACATGTCATCACCGTTGACGAGAACTTGATGCTTCATTAAATTCCGAAGTCTAAATCTTTCTTCAAAGGTTTTCTCCTTACCGTAACTGACCCACCTTTTCAAGGCAAGCCGATAAACAGCAAGGTTAATAACGCAGAGAAGAGGAAAAGACAACGGATGACCCATGAGCTGTCCTTCCACAGAAAGGCAAGAACGGATGTTCGGATCCAAAGGATCCAATGTCCATCGCTTTCCTGTCTTCTTAGGATAAAAAGCTCGTCCAGGCATCAAACTCATCAGTCCTAAATTGAAAAACGGGCTTTCACGAACTCCCTCAAAAGCAGCAAAAGTTGCTGACTTCTTCAGGAGATCAGTGGCGGCTTCGTAATCAACAGAACACCAGAAGGGAAGTTCCTTTAGAACTTCATCAATTTTCCTGACAGATTCTAAAAGATCTGGATGCAACATCGTGCTGCTGGAATGATTCTTCCATTGTTTTAACAGCAACCCTTGAAGGGGTTGAAGTGCTGTATAAACAAACCCATCACCTTTAGTAATCATCCGAAACTTTCCTGGTTCCGGAATCGCCATCACCTCAACGTTCAACCCCTCCGGCTCCCCGGTTTTCGCTGGACAGATGGATCCGTTGGGATTACAATCCCAACGGTCTTCTGTCTTGAGACGATATAACCGTTCGTGCGCGGTCGAGAAAGCTAAATCTGATTGGGTCTTTCTCCAATCTTCAATCTTTTGACACAAGGTCACAAGTCTTCCCAAAGACTCTCCTTTAAAAGTAGGACTCAGTCTGGGAAATTTGAAGTGGTTGAAAAGAGAAAGAGACCCACCACAACGTCGTGATGCCTGCATACAAGCTGAG